ATTGTGCAAGGATGGGTTAAGGGAAAATTAATTTAAAACAGGATGTTGTGACATAAAAGACCGGGAGTCGAACCCACTGTCACTGTCCCCTACTGGACTGGCCCGCTAGGTTTGGCAGCGAAATTTGATTGCCGTAATCATCCTAAAACATCAATCTCTGGTGGGAGTGACGATTCTTCACCCACTCTTTTACCCACTCACGAGCGCCACTATCATGAGTCTTTATGGCCTTGTTAGGTAATGTGCTACTTATTGATCGTTTAACTACACTACAGAGAAAATTTGACTGAATTGTTTCGATAATGATTTAGAATATGTTGAAAAATCTTCGTACATAACTGGAATGCTGTAAAGTTTTTTACATTCATAAACAGTCATATCTCCTGTTACGACATCAATTCCGTAGAATTTTTTAACTCCTGCAACAAATTCTTTTCGATCAATCCATTCAAAATTGAGGGTTTTATTTTTACAAATATATTTTACTATTCGATCAATATTCCATGCACCCGGAATGACACCTAGCATTCCTCCTATATCAATGCCGTCTACAATAAACCAATCATGAATTAGTGAGGCTTCGATGGGCCTATCGAGCACATTCAAAAGACGAACCATTTGCCATGGGTGTAAGAATTGTTGAATTTGACCAAACTGAAAAGTGGAATTGTTATTAATTTTTTTCTTGATTTTAATTTCAAGATCACCGCGTATAGATGACCAATCACCCAACGCAACATCCATATTTTCAAAAGTCACTTTGAGGTCACTTATATTCATAAAAATTCCTCGCTATTTGAAATAATTCTTATATAGAAAAAACTTATAATGGTTTTATTGATAACAATGAATTACGATCCATGCGCTGTTTTTCGCGTAATGTTTCGCGGTCAATTGCATGTTCCGAGACTTCTTCGACGGTCTAAAAGTTACCATCTTCCATTTCAACTCTTGCGCCTAACTTAGCGCCACGATCTTCGATCCAGCCAACTGTGTTGGTATTTTCAAGGGTGAGTTTACATTGTCGATACATCATATTTCTAATTCCTTTTAAACAGGATGCCTTTTTTGCTTTTTTTGATTACAAGTCAAATGCATAAAGGTTTGCTGAAAGCATCCTTAAACTTTAATTACGTAAACGTCTTTAGTGCCTTAATATCGTCACCGATGTTGTCTTCACTAATAGGACCAAGACCAAGACAAGTCGTGGTTGGCTCCGTGAATACAGTGAATGCTGCATCAGTTACAAGATGCGTACCGCAGATGTTCTTATACTTTTCCTGGATGGCCCGAAGCTCATCTACAGTATCTACGATAAGAGTAATCTTATAAGCACGATCGCTATTCGCATAATCATGCGCCTGGTCGATTTTAGATTTCATGATCTCAAGCCGTTCAATGTTTTCTGCATCAGCCTCGACAATGTTATTTTGATCCCACCAAGGACCACTATATGGAGTGATAGCATCCCAAAATGCATGAAGCGCCGCGTGTCCTGCTTGTGTACACATTTTACCACGGATACCGTTCATTTTATCAATACTTTCTTTAGCAAAAATAATATAGATTTTATGTCTCATTTGATATCCCTTTTCTTTGCTTCTCTTGCTTTTGCGGCTAATTTCATTTTTTCTATCGTCTCCGGAGAAAATTTTCTACCGGTCATTTTTTCACTAATCTGATTGCGTTGTTCGGTAGATATTATTTTTCCTTTATGTGCCGCCCCAATTTTTTTTCGATGTTCGGCAGATTTTTCTTTTCCAGTGAGTGAATTTGATATTTTTAATTTGTGATCTTCGGACTTTTCTTTTCCAGAAAGAGCATCTGATATTTTTTTTCGATATTCTTCAGAATATATTTTTTGTTTACTTTTATCCCCGATTTGGCGTTTCGTTACTTCTGAATGGGATTTTCCATAGAATCCATTATCTTCACCAAATAGCCTAGGACCTGCATCGCCGCCTTCAGAAACATTTAATAAAATTCCTTTTTTATCTCCATAATGTTTGCGTCCAAATTTTTTGATCAACTCAATCTCTAACAGAAATGCATCTTCTCTAGAAAGATTATTTTGCCATATCTTGATATATGGTTTAAACCCTAACAATTTAAGTTTTCTTATTTTTCTGAATTTAAGTCTATTACATGTTGTGTTTTCGGTTTCGAGATAATGATCATAACACCGATTACCTGAACCCATGCCGACATAAAACGGAAGATAAAAATTTGTAGGATCGAGTAGTAAATAGACGTAAAAGATGTTTTCCATAATGTTATTTATCAAAAACAGTTTACTTACACGCTTATTGATTACCACGAATGCCGTTCATCTTCTCTACGCTTTCGCGGGCAAAGATGCAGTACATTTTAATCTTCATCATCTTGATCCTCTAAGTAGTATTCCTTGAGAGCGTCATAATCAATATGACCTTCGTCATCGAGATATTTGACAACTTTACGAGCGTCAAACATATTCATGCCACAATTTGACACTAGGTCAATTGTAAGACTGTGATACACATTGTTGGAATTCATACAACTACTTTCTAAGATGGAGCGCCGGGCGTGATTCGAACACGCGGTGTTACTGCTTTGCAAACAGTTGCATTGGGCCTCTCTGCCACCGACGCACTATTAAAATTCTGGCGGAGCGTGAGGGATTCGAACCCTCGGTACCGGTTAAGGTACGTCTCGTTAGCAATGAGGTGGTTTCAGCCGCTCACCCAACGCTCCGTGTTTGTTGTTGCAATTATAGCAATATTTATCGTTATAGTCAACTAACTATTTTAGTTTTTCTTTCACAATTGGATGTGTCTTTGTGTAATCCGGATGTACCCTATCTTTAGATGAAATACCAGAAAGGTCAACAAATGAATCATTATATATCTCTACAACCCGTTTAATGGCAGTAGCAGCTTCGCGATTATAGGGTAGAATCCATATTACCTTTTTAGACTTAAGAGATCGGCGTAGCTTAAACGCATTCTCATAATTGTGAGGATTGTTAGGCCAATTAGACCCCATTGAGATAACTGTGTACGCATCTCCGCCTTTACCGATAAAATGCTTGACGATATAATCTGTGTCGGCACCGATCTTGGCATGAATTGCACATTTTGTATCTAATTGATGTAGTCCAACAGCGATACTATCACCAATATATACACAATCACTCATTATTACCTCCGCATACGAGCAATATCTTCTGCATCGCTTTGCTCAAAAATTGGGACCATGTTCGATTTATGCATAGTGCCGATACCCAGCAGTTTGCGTTCTCCAGAATAGGCCATTGCAGGCTTAGCAAAACCATTACCTACACCGTTACTGCTATGAACATCGGGACTTTTGCGAGTATAAACACCGGGATTGAGTGGATCTTTTACAACTTTAGCTTTGTAGCTACTCTTTCCCTGTTTATATGCAACATATTCCTCTAGGGTTTTTTCTTTACTGCCGACTCTACGCATGAGTTTATTATACTCGCGGAATTCAGCGGCAAATTTTGAGTTGAGAACAGTATCCTTGTTCTTCTTACGACGATTGTAAGTAGTTGTGGTCAAATGTGGACCGACTAAATGCATACTCATCTGATAACTTTCTTAATAATGGCGCTCACGGCAGGACTCGAACCTGCACTTACCCGATTAGAAGTCGGGGGCCTTATCCAGTTAGACGACGTGAGCTTATATTGTTAATCTTGATAGGGATCCTCGTAGCCTGACAAATCCAAAGGTTCTTCTAGACCACGAATTGCTTTATAACCACGGTATAGACCTACTGCTACCAGTCCAGTGAAACCAAATACTGCAAAAAATGCAATAGCTGGTACCCAATTACTGGCATGTCCGTGCATTGTCTCCTTGATCCTCTTCATGTTCATGCCCTTTGTAAATGCTAGTTTGATCGTTAGTATAGTGTAAAATCTGTTGTTTGTCAACGGTGTTTGAGGATATTTATTTCCTATTCAAAAACATAGACAGGCTAAATCTAAACTTTGGTGCAATAATAGACTGCGGACGCATGGTATGAGGAATGTTCCCGTCAAACAATATCAGCCTACCCGGAGTGTACGGTGAAGTGTATTTGATATCACGAAGATTATCTGAATAAAATTGTGTTTCACCGTGCCATCCTTCTTTCCACTCTAAGTTTACATAGTATAGAAGAACTTTTTCTTCAGGATGGGTATGTGTATAGTACACATCACTAGGTGTTGTTAGATTTAATATGGACTTTGTTAATTCATAATTTTCTAGAATATGGCTAGCTGGTGAATTTCTTATGCTGGCTAAGATGCTTAGGCTTTCTACATATTCAGTAGACCAAGGAGAAAAGAATGACAGATTATGTGAATGTCTCTCTGGTACTGACGTGCAAGTCCAGTCTAGCAACGAAAAGCTGGAATTTAAGGCAGAATTAAAAGTATTCAGTCTCACAGACAGCGGAAAAACATCATCATGTATTTCAATGGTATGAGTACCTGTCATCTGCTATCCCTTATAAATGCTAGTTTGACCGTTATTATAATATAAAATCTGTTGTTTGTCAATGGCCTTTGTCAAACATTCATCGCAGACGGTAATCTCGATGAGTTCACTATAATCCATGGTATCAAAGAAAGTTGATCCATAATGGCCATTGGTATTAAACACTGTGGCTTTATAGGGTTGATTGTGTTTACAACCACGATATGCTTCTTCGGGTTGATACCCACATACGATACAAGATAGCAATTTAGCTGTCATAGATCTAATCCTACCTTTCCTTTGTAACGAATAGTGGGTTCATCGGATTCTTCGTAGCGAGAATAACCAATCATTTCGCCGTCCTCGGCGTCAATGTACGGATCAATCCAATCGAGGAATAGGTTAATTTCGTTATCATAGTTCTTAAAGTCACTACGATTGATAAATGACCAGCTCTTACCGATTTTGTCATACTCTAGTAGACTAGATGCAATTGGCGTAAAATAGTAACTGGACGAACGAAGCATATAATTCCACCGCCCAGTTTCGAACAAGGGATGGCTAGGCAAATCGACAATTTCGGGAACATCCAAATCCTCAGCAATCATTAGCTTTAACACATTAATCACCTTTGGGTCATCGACAATGCGAGTCGAAACAACAAGTTCAGTATACATTCCCATAATACTTTTCCTTAAAAAGTGGTGCGCCCGGAGGGACTTGAACCCCCAACCTATCCGTTCAGATTTGTGTAGTTTTCACTACTCTCTGGACTATATCATTACCCTCGTCATTACACGTTAGGGTATGGGGCGTTATTGAGAGATTATTGAGAAGGCTTCTCACTCTCTAGTCTCTGCACCTTCTGGTCTACTTTAATGCCTATTCGACCAGCTTGGCTCAGGATTGCCTTGGACTTTCGTCTTTAGGTTTCCCTGAATTAACCCCATTTGCAATAATATGTTTCCATATTATGTCACCCTTCGATGAGCGGACAGCTCTGACCAATTGAGCTACAAGCGCATTTGTTAATTTCTTCTTGCACATTATATGCATTATCGTTGATCATGTCAACTTCTTTTTTCTTAATTACCAAGATAGGTTTATCAGAATATTTCCATTTAGCTCTGTCTCGATCAGTTTCGTAACCTTTAACTTCGATATAGATGTTATCTGCTTCGATTAAGAAATCTGGAAAATATAAATGCCATGAATCATTCCACAAATAAGGAATCGGTTTAATTCCTTTCCTAGTCCATTTTATACCATGCAGGTCTAGATACTGTGCAACTATATATTCCCAAGTACTGTTAAATCTAACTCCATTAACTTCGAAATGTTTAGATCTACCGACTATATTTTTGTCGGAGTACGATTCTGGATGATCTAATACCGCTTGTTTCATTCTTAGAGATTGTTTTTCTCTATATTCCGGAGTTCTTTGATTTTTAATAGCAGTTTCGGATAGTTTCTTTCGAGTTTCTTCAGATAACGGTGGTTGAGACAGTCTTATTTTACTCTGTTTCTGTTTATATTCGTCAGTTTCCCAAAAACCTGGGATCCTATTTGGATTTTGAGAGCAACTTTTTGAGTGTACAGTTACTCTGCTTTTTACAGTAAATGCTCTATTACAATATTCACAATTCATAAAATTTCTCTTGTAGTATTTATAAATTGTAATTAAAAGAGCGGTTAGCTTTGGTGCTTCTGACTGGATTTGAACCAGTGGCCTATTTCTTAGGAGGAAATCGCTCTATCCTGCTGAGCTACAGAAGCGTAAGTGGTGCTCCGTAACAGAATCGAACTGTTGACCGCGGGTTACGAATCCGCTGTTTTACCACTAGAACTAACAGAGCATGGTGCGGGCTACCGGACTCGAACCGGTACGGAACTAAATCCACGAGATTTTAAGTCTCGCGCGGCTTACCAATTTCGCCACGCCCGCATGTACTCATATTTATTTGGCGGAAGCGGTGAGATTCGAACTCACGGATCTCACAAAGTATATGGCGGAGTGTGATAGCATCGAACTATATACCTGAAGGTATCTACTGCTTTCGAAACAGCGTGAGGAGCCAACCTCAGCACACTCCGTCTAGTCATAAAGATTAATAAATTGTTTCCCATAGTTAGTAGTGACATAATCCAATATAGGTCTCATTTCTTTTTCATAAAGAACGATAATATCAGGATTTTGTGATAGTTTTGCTTCCCATTGGGGTGTGATCCATCCCTTAATTTCTACTAATTTAGAATCAACAATAAAATCTGGTGTATAACTTTTGATTTGATCTTCAAAGATATATGATCGTTTTTCAGTGTTTCTTTTAATGTCAATTTTGTGATCTAAACAATATATCACATAAGCAAGTTCCCAGCTACTATCGCACCAAAATCCTTTATATCGACCAGATTTACCTCGGCCACTACCGCGTTTATAACCACCATTTCCTTGGGTTTTCGCCCAAATACTTCGTTGCTTTCGTTCTTTATCTGTCCATAATCGTCCCGGCCTGCCTATTTTTGATATAGATAAAGATTCAGCGCCTTTTAATACCCTTCTATCGGAATCTTTAGTCAATCCCTTATTCCAAGGTATTACTCCCTTTTTAGCACCGGCGTTTGGTGATATTTTTCGTTGCACACGCGAGGGATTTAATTTGCAATATGGCCAATGACCACCTAGTGCACCACTATTACTGAACGTTCTATTACAAAATTTACATAGTATCATGCAGGTATTTATACAAAATAATCGAATGCAGTGCAATCAGCCGGGCTCTGCCACGCTTCCTAAATTTGGTGCCCAGGACTGGACTCGAACCAGCACGGACGTTAGTCCACTAGCCCCTCAAGCTAGCGCGGCTACCATTACACCACCTGGGCAATTAAGTAAGTAAATATTTTAGGGCCTTTGCATCCCACCAGGCATTGTGTTGCACAGCACCATCTAGCGTAGTAGGATATGCGTTAACACGAACCATGTGGAACGTTACCTGCGGAATGTTAATCATCATTCCTGGACCAGTTATGATAGCTTGACAAAAATAACGAATGTCATCGGGCCAATCCGTAATGATAACCGGAGCAGGATCTCCTGCAAGGAACTGCGCAATTTGCCTTGCGCCTGATTCCTGATCAACAGTGTATGCCATTCCTGGCAATGGGTTAGGTATGTTCCAGATAATCGGAACTACATTTTCTTTGACCCATGGACCGTATTCTTCAAGTTCGGGATAGACTAGATAAATGCTTTCATTGTCCTCGCTTACAAGCGCAAGACTAATTAGGTCTCCGCCAAACTCGTTGAATTCGCAATCTAAATAATACTGCACTAATAAATCCTTAAAATGGCGGAGTCGGAGGGATTCGAACCCTCGGTACCCTTACAGGCACAACACCTTTCCAGGGTGTCACAATCGGCCACTCTGTCACGACTCCATTAATCTTGTACAATTATAACACGCTTTGTCTTTTTACGCAACCAGAATTCACCGGGTGCAATTGGTTTGTGCCAACCATTCTTTTTAGCTTCTGATACACTTTCAAAAAGTCCAAATTTGACTAGAATATAAGAAATCATATTTTCATGATTTTCAAGTTTGCCTGTCGTTTCCCATAGGCCTCGAACATTTCGTCTGAGTTCTCGCGTTTCAATTACAAAAACATCAGCAAACGGTACAGGCTTGCCATCTTCTGTAAAAGATTCCCACCATCCACAATCTACGGCAAACTGTTGAAACTCAAGATTTTTTGCTCGAAGTCTTGCCATAAAATCTTCATGCGTTTCCACAACGATTCTCCTTTAAAAAGAATTAGTAACCTTCCCAGGGTTGAACCTTGCCGTATGGATTTTTGATTCCGTACTCTTTGAAATCATAATCACAAAGAGCACGGTCTCTATTACGTTTGCCTGCGCCGCTGTTCTTCTTGGCAGGAGCATTTGCACACCAACCTGCACGAGCATGAGTTTGACCAGGAATAGGAAGACCAAGTGCTTCCGCGTGGCGAATTTCCTTCAAACGACGGCTTCGCCACTCATTATTACTGAAATCAAAATCCGTGGGTTTTACTTTACGACCCCAATCGTCGCGGATAATCCAATCGTAATAAACAGGATCATTGCGGCGATTCCAGTTCCGAGGAGTGCTGGGATGAGGATTACGAGCACCGTAATCATACCAGAACCAGTACTTGACCCAGGTTTCGCCCCACCAGCCGTTCTTCTTGACAAAAGCGCGAACTTCTTCAAAAGAATAAAGCATGATGGTTTTGCCATCCTTGTTGATGGCAGTGAGTGGGTATTTGTATTCCATGTTATATCTCCTATGCTAGAATAGCTTAGAAAATATCGGACTCCATGTAATTCATAACAACCTCCTTTGTTGCCTACATTCTATAAGAATACAGGCACAGTGTCAACAACTAAATTAATCTAATACCTGTTCCACTAGCGGTTTATCATATAAACCATATGTCACTCTGTATCTTCGGCCGGCGTGTTCATAAAAGTAAGTATGCGTTCGTTGATTATTTGAATCAGCATAATGTCCTACTAATGTAAGAATAACCAACATCTGCTCTGCTTCTTTGCCTTCAAGCTCGCGAGTTTCTGGACCGTGAATCTGTCTGATCCACTCCTTTAACTTTTCGGGCGACCACTTCATGCGCTCTTCGGTCTGCCTGCGCATAGCTTCAATGATTGCAAGATATTTGTCAGGCATATCGGCCTCTAAAAATGGTGCGTAGTACTGGGATTGAACCAGTGACCTCTTCGATGTCAACGAAGTGCTACTACCGCTGAGCTAACCACGCATTAAAATTGGCGGACCCGACTGGATTTTCACCAGTATCTCTGTTGTTCATCGGCATCGAGGTTATCCGGAAATCTCGTTGTCGGTATCTGGCGCTTTGATTACTTCCGTCGAAGGTTTTAAGCTACAGGCCCATAAACTGGTGGGGGCGGTCGGACTCGAACCGACACGGAACTAAATCCAAAAGTTTTTGAGACTTTCGCGGCTTACCATTACGCCACGCCCCCGTGTATTATTCCATATAAGTTGTTACAAACCATCCTTTAATATCAGGATAATGTGTAACATATTTCAGTCCATCACGTTCTTCTACTTCATGTCCCAACTTTGTAAAAAAGAGACTAAGTTTGGGTCTATTGTCAACTGGCATTCTACCAATAATTTGACCAATGGAATAGATATCATTATATTTTTTAAACAATGCCATAAATTCCATAGTTTTGAAATCTCTGGTCTGATTATATAATTCTGTCCATTCCATTGTCAAATCTTTCAAATATTCAAGTGTTTCTTGGCGTTTGCAATATACTGTTTGATCCGCTCTGCGCCAACTGGATTCATCGAGTGAACGACAAATTCAGGAAATGCCAAATTTCGATCAGCGCAGTAGTCTACTAGCCATTTTGCACAATCATAACCGGTTTTTTCAGCACCGTAATCTACTTCAACCAGATTATCTGCTACAGCAAATGCAAGTTGCCCAGTGCTGTTCAGTTGTGCATCACGAAAGCCGGCAACATAGTGTTCATCAGCAAGATCGTGGTCAAAAGACACAAATCTGGGAACGCCATGTGTTTCGATAGTTTCCACAAACTCGCCGTAGTTACGAACTACTTCATATACAGCGCCAGGAAGGTTAACCCATGTAACATGTCCTGGCAATCTTTCATCGTCTAAGAACAGGTGGTACATAATGTTATCCTTTATAATGGAGGAAGCGCAGGGATTCGAACCCTGGGTACCTTGCGGTACTTCTGATTTCAAGTCAGATGCAATCGGCCTCTCTGCCACGCTTCCGTTATTTTAGAAATTTAATCCGAATGTAAAACTAGTGATGTTGTTTTCTTTAACATCCTTAGTATACAGATTTTGTACACCTACTGCAACCTTATTATTGAGATTATACACGATTGCACTTTGATTTTTGTAGTAGTCGATGTTGCTTTTCTCAAAGAGAAACTTATTGTACGCAGTAACTGGACCGTTACTATATCGAATCCAAACGCTGTCACGGCCTACCAAATAACTACCAAAGTCGGTCTTTCGGTATCCTCCAGTTAGCTCGTTGCTAACTTTAAGGTGATCAGTGCGAATTAATTTATAACCCCAACCTACCGCAGCAATTTCAGTGTTTTGCCATGGACGAAACTGATTATAATCATAACGAACATCG